GTAAATATCAGGACAAATCTTGATGGCAACTACAGGAGACTAGCCGATCCTACAGCAAAAACTTTAAATATTATCACGAGCGGTGGCGGCCATTATGTACGTGCATATGCTAAGGGTACGGACTACCATCCAGGGGGACCTGCAATATTAGCCGAAGAAGGCCCGGAACTTGCAAAACTAAGTAGGAACCGATGGGCAATGCTTGACTTTGGAATATATGACTTGCCAAGAGGGGCACAAGTATTTACACACGACGAAACAAAAAAAATCCTTGGTGCCCTTAATCGAATTCCGGCATATGCAAGCGGAGTAAGTCCGAGTGGAGAAGCTAATCGGATTGTAGGTCAATTAAGCGAATCAACACCACCTAAACAACCGTTAGTAATACAATTAGTTACACCTGAAAAACGAGTTTTTGTAGAGTGGGTTGTAGATGATATAACAGATTTGCAAGAGTTTAATAAAAACAGATTTACATGAGTTTAATAAAGCAAGGAGGACTCAATTTGTCTAAAAGTTTAACTTTTAATGGTATAAGAAAACCGTGGCTAATGCTACTCCAGGGAAGGCAGAGAGCCCCTTTTGCCCCCATACAAAGAAATCTTATTCACATTCAGGGCAGACCAGGTGCTTTATTGGAATCTAGTGATGTTCAACCTTTAGTAATAAGACAACCAATTGGATTTGTTGTTCAATCCGACGAACATGCACTTCAATTGAAAGACGAGCTTACTTCTTGGCTAATTACAGACAATGAGGTTGAATTACAGTTTGATGATGAACCAGGAAGAACTTATTATGCCTTGATTCAAAATTCTGTTGAAGATTTTGAAAAATTTTCAATTTTACGTAGAGGAACATTAGAATTTCTATGTTTAGACCCATATGGATATGGCACAGAAAAAGAAGTCACCTTCGAATCTTCCGCCAGTTTTGATGTTGAAGGCACAGTCGAAACCGAGCCTATTATTGAGGTCACACTTAACGAGGACACCGAGTATGTCGCAGTCTCGAACGGCGAAGAAATAAACATGGTCGGCTTTCCGGCAAAACAGGAAGAAGTACCAGCTCCACCGGAAACCCAAATTTTCAAAACATCCGGTGAAAACCTAATCGGCTGGACAAACTCCTCAAGTGAAAGCCTTGGCGACGCACCCATGACGGGTGTATTGAAAACAGATGGAAACAAGTTTTATACAGATGACTACGGACAGGATTCATGGCATTGGCATGGTCCCGCCATGAAAACAAGTCTATCCGAACCGGTACAAGATTTCCGGTTTGAAATTGGTTTTCTTCTGCGAAAAACAGGGGACGGTCAAGCCGGTAGTATTGAGGTATCTCTACTCGATTCAAGCAATAAAATGGCGGCAATATTATCCGTTACAAAACACTTTCCCGGGTTAGACACCATCTACCCGCGGATAAATGCCGGAAGTGGCTATGCAGATGTAATCAACGAGAATCAGTATCAGTTTCAGCGGGAGTACGGTGGAATCATGAAGGTGATTAGAAAAGGGAATGTGTGGACCGGTGAAATATTTTACCGCAGTAATGATCAATGGGTACTCGCACTCCGCCAATCGTGGACGGACACCAAAGGGGCAGTGGCGGCACCGGTTACGCAAGTACAAGTCCGGCTAAGTCAACGTGGTGATATAGGGGTAGTCGAACAATGGGTGGATGATATACAGGTGTATCGTCTCAATGATTTGAGTGCCGACCAAGTGCCGATTATTGGCAAAGCAAGTGACAAAGTTGTTTTCGACCATGCAAATGACAACATCATGATAAATGGTGAATCTGTTATCGATAAAAAGGCGTTTATCGGGAACTATTTCAAGTTAAAACCCGGGCGGAATAACATAGCAGTGGAACCTGTCGATAAGATTCAGAGTGCAAAATTAAGATACAAACCAAAATATAGATAAAAAGGTGGTGATAAAGTGTCATTGATTCATATTTTGGACAGGCAATCAGACAAAATAATCGGAACACTAAGCGCCGGTGAATACACTGATGACGAAAAAGTAACATCATCTGAAAACGAAAATACATTTGATTTTACCGCACTGAAAAAGTTTGACTTATTACAAAAGAGAAACCGCCTGTTACTTCAAGACAAGGACGGTTTTTTTAGTGAGTACATTATCATTTACGCTGAACAAAACTCACGAAATCAAAAGTTTATAAAGTCAAATGCTACTTTTACTGACTTGCAAAAAGCCAAAATCATAGAGCCGCAGACTTTGCAAGGCGCAACAGCCGATACAGCGACGACAAAAGCGCTTGAAGGTACAGAATGGCGAAAGGGTAAAGTTGATTACAACGGTATACGCACTCTGAAAATTGAGGAGTACACGAACCCATATAATCTACTAAAAATTATCGCGTCTGAATTTGGACTTGATTTACGTTTCCGAGTTGCGGTTGAAGGGAATAAAATCGTCCGCTATGTTGACCTGACTTTGCCGGATGATGAGTTTGACGGGAAAGAGGTAGTGTTTGGCAAGGACTTAATCGGCTTACGTCGTATCGAGGACGCTCAAAACATTGTCACCGCGTTGTTAGTGTTGGGACCGGAACAAGAGGGCGGAAAAAGGCTAACCGTGTTAGTTGAGGATAACGACGCGTTGCAACGGTGGGGCAGAAACGGACAGCACCTAATCGAGGTTTACGAGCCGCAAATTACCGCGGAAGAAGTGACAATAGAAAGGCTACGTACGCTCGGTCAAAACGCACTACAAAAGCGTATTGACGCCATTGTCACCTACGAATGTCAAGCGGCGATATTGGAGTATATCCCGGGCAAAGAGCATGAAAAAGTCAGATTAGATAGAACCCTCCGAATCAAGGACGAAGGCTATACACCGCCTCTATATCTTGAAGCAAAAGTACTCGAGATAAAAGAACAGCCAAGTACAGGAAAGATACTAGACTTTAAGTTAGGCAATTACAAAGAGTTTTCCAAAGCCGACCTCGAGGCACAGATTGCTGGGCTGAAAAAACAGCTCAATGATAAACTATCTAAACTCGTTCAAGTGTCGGTCACGTCGTCGGCAGGGACCGTCTTTAAAAATGGAACCGGTGAAACCGACCTTACCGCAGTCACGTTTTTAGGCGGAAAAGAAGTTGATAATGACGGCTTATTTTATAGCTACGTTTGGTCCAAGTATGACAAAAACGGAAACTTTGTCGGCGCAACGTCAGGGAAATCAATTACGGTTTACGCCCGGAACATCGACGAAAAAGAAACGTACATTGTGACGGTTGAAAACGAGGGCGCAAAATCAATTGGACAAATCACAGTGACAAACGTCAATGACGGGGAACAAGGCCCACAGGGTCCACAAGGACCGAAGGGTGAGAAGGGGGACCAGGGGCTCCAAGGACCACCAGGGGCGGACGGGGTATCGAGTTATACTCACATCGCGTACGCTAACTCCGCAGATGGTACGGTCGATTTCTCCACCACCGAATCCCTAAACAAGGCGTACATCGGGATTTATGTGGACAATGAACTCATGGACAGCACCGACCCCACCAAATACAACTGGACTCTGATTAAGGGTGCAGATGGGGAACGGGGGCTACCAGGTCCAGCAGGAGCAGACGGTAAGACACCCTACCTACACATCGCATATGCCCAGAGTGCCGATGGCTCGGTAGGATTTTCATTGACCGACCCAACCAACGCAACCTACATCGGGACATACACTGATTTCACGCCTGAGGATTCCCAAGATCCAACCAGCTACACCTGGGCGAAATTCCAAGGTCCGCAGGGACCACAGGGCAACCAAGGAATCCAAGGTCCGCCCGGAGCTGACGGCAAGAGCCTATATACGTGGGTTAAGTACGCTGATGACATTAACGGAAACGGCATGTCAGATTACCCAGACGGCAAGAAGTATATCGGGTTAGCCTACAATAAAACCACACCGACGGAGTCAAACAATCCAGCCGATTACACGTGGGCATTAATTCAAGGACCACAAGGTGTAAAAGGTACGGACGGGCAAACGTATTATACTTGGATAAAGTACGCAGATAGTCCTACATCTGGAATGAGTGACGACCCGACGGGCAAGAAATATATGGGGATAGCCTACAACAAGACTACGCCGACAGAGTCTGCTAATTACGGTGATTACTCGTGGAGCCTTATACAAGGACCAAAAGGCGACCAAGGTCCACAGGGACCACAAGGTGTACAAGGTCCAAAAGGTGAAGATGGGCAAACGCTCTATACGTGGATAAAATATGCGGATAGTCCAACGAGTGGCATGTCCGATACACCGGACGGGAAAAAATACATTGGGTTGGCATACAACAAAACGACACCAACAGAATCAAACAACTATGCTGACTATAGTTGGTCGCTTATCCAAGGTCCGCAGGGTGTGCAAGGTCCAAAAGGCGCAGATGGGGTAACGACTTACACATGGGTCAAGTATGCGGACGACGACAAGGGCGCTGGCATGTCTGATAGCCCGAATGGCAAGCGGTATTTAGGGCTTGCATACAATAAAACAACACCTACGGAGTCAAACAATCCAGCTGATTACTCGTGGAGTCCACTGTACGATAACGTAAAAGTTGATGGTAGAAACTTCGTAAGAAATGCTGACCTAGTGGACAACAGTAATTATTGGAGTTTTAATGGGTTAAACAGCTATGAGTATGTTGAAAATGCCTATATGAATGTTCACGGTTTGAAAACCGTAAGGACGGGAACCTCAAACGTTTGGGCTGGAATGATTTCAACACGTGGTGTAAAAGTTGAGCCGGGAGAACAAGTTACTCTAAGTGTATGGTATAAAGTTGAGGTTGAGGCGGATAGATTGGTTATAGAAGTGGAATATTACGGGACAGCTGACCGTACAGGAACTAGATTAGGGACAGCTAATGTTTCATTGGACAGAACAGTAGGCGATTGGAGATATGGTTTTGGAACATTTACTGTACCAAACTATTCAGGTGACATTTACGCATACTTTAGAGTATATGTTGTTCAATCCGGTACAGTAACATACTGTATGCCTAAACTAGAAAGAGGAAATATTCCAACAGGATTTTCCATAGCACAAGAAGATATTACTGAACGTACTGAACGGGCCAAGCGGGACGCACAAAACGCACAAAGCACAGCGGACGGAAAGAATACGGTGTTTTATCAGGCTACCGCACCGTCGACGGTGGGGCGTAAGATTGGCGACGTGTGGTTTAACACAGCGGACAGTCACAAAATGCACAGGTTTGACGGCTCAAATTGGGTTGCGGCGCAGTTTGGTACAAATGCCATTGCTAACCTTGCTATTACTAATGCTTTGATTGCAAACGGGGCAATAGGCAATGCGCAAATATCAAACCTTGACGCGGGAAAAATTACAACCGGATATTTAAGTGCCGCTAGAATTGCAGCAAAGTCAATTGACGTCAGCAAACTAAACGTTACGGAGTTATCAGCGATAACCGCAAATTTAGGTACGGTTACCGCCGGAACCCTAAATGGTGTATTGATACAAGGTAGTACCATCAAATCGGTTTTGGACGCCAACAATTACACAGAAATAACGAACAATCGGATATACAACGAAGGTAGATTTACAGACACCGAATACAATTTCGGCAACAGCTGGGGTAGCTTCGAAGTTTCGAACGGAAAAATACGTTTTAAAACAGGGCAAGTCGAAAACGGAGTGAAAAAGGATGGTACAACAATCGACTTAACTCTGTTTGGCATGGTCGTGAAAAATGATTCCGGCAAAGGTATTTATATATCGAACGGCGGGGGAATCTCTTTTGATGACTGGTTTGACGGAAACCCATCCGGTAGTTTTTACAGAAGGTTGAACGACCTTGTAATAAGTATCCCAACCGGAAATATGTACCTAGATTTTAATGAGTTGCACTTTGATAGGAGTCCATCATCTATATATTTCGACCAGTGGGGAAATATCAAAGCGCCAAGTACGGCAAGTGACGACGCGCTTTGGCACATGGATGATAAATTTGGCAACATAGTTTTTGGTGTGCGTTTTGGCAGGCAAGCGCCATTTACACCTATCTTTTTTAGACCAGGCGGCTATCCGGAATCCATTGAACTTATGAACCTTGGAAACGCACACCTTGGAATCCGTGGAAACTCATCCATGCTCAAATTTCCGGCTTACACAGCTGAACTTTGGAGCGTAGGGGCAGATGGTGTAACATGGGTCCGGCATGTTGCCAAAGATTTTTATAGCGCGTCGTCAATAACTATTAAAAAGGACATAGAACCATTTACGGATAGTGAGGACGCGTTGCCGTTGATTAGACAGACAACGGTTTACAAGTATCGTCACAAAGACGACACACCGGACGAGCCATTGAAAGCAGGCTTAATACTTGAAGAATCACCGGCAATCATTCAAGGCGACAACGGAATTAGCGTATATGGCATGTCGTCACTATTATGGGAGGGAGTCAAAGAACTTGACGAAACACAAAGAAACATTATTGACCGCGTTTCGTGGTTAGAAACGGAAAATAATTATCTCAAACAAAAAATAGCATTATTGGAGGCAAAAATTCATGAAACCAGTAAACCTTGATTTTTCAAACGTCCAAAACTTGTTGGCTACGAAAATAGCAAACTTGGAAGTACAACTTGCCAACGAACAAGCGGCAAGACAGGCGATTGTAGAGTACGCAGAATCGCTTGAAAAACAATTGGAAGAATTAAAGACGAAAAATGAAGGAGGTGAAAACGAATGAACGTGCAAATCACGAACATTAATATAAGCTACAATGAGGGGAAAATTAATACCGTACAGGTGTATTTTTCCGGGGCAACGGAAAATCATGAAATCAATATCAGCGG